CTTAGCAAACTATGATGATGTTTATAAAGAAGTCATACGAGACTTTGTTAGGCGTGAAGGCGGCAAGAAGCCGCTAAAAGTTGGCTTTGCTGGATATCAAGATTACCCTGTTATATATGCAGTGTTCGACAATCCTGAACCATATAAGAATCCAGATGCTTGGAATCCAAAAATAGATGAAGCCTCAGGTTACATTCCATCAGCAAAAGAAAAGAACGATCCTCGCTTCAAGACTGCACTAACCAAAGATGTAACTCCAAGCAGCAATAAAGACAATGCTAAGGCATTTGGTTGGAAAGTATCAAGAGCAGGCATTCCTCCCCAAGCTAGAGCAGATGGTAAGATTGCAGAAGACTTAATGCGAGAATTTAAAACTTTCTTGGGTGAGCAGCAGGAAGAAATGTTTCCGGGCTATGATGAACAGCACAGAGAAAAGCGTTTAGGAAATTGGTTAGCTAAGTCTTGGGGCGTCCAAAACGGCAAGCCACAGACATTCTACCACGCTACAACAAAAGACTTTGACACATTCAATACGCATGGCACAGGCTTTGCTAGTGCGCTAGGTATGGCATATGAAGTAGAGCGCCACGGTTCCTTCTTTGCGGTAGACCCCATGTTCGCAGAAACATTTATTGAGGATCCAAACACAGGCAGAGTCAAAGAAGGTGGCAGAGTTCTTTCGGTCCATCTATCCATACAATCTCCTATTGATTTGCGTGATGATGCACTATCAAGAATGCTGAGTGATGAGGAAACCGTAGAAGAATTCAAAGCCAATGACATTGACCTTCGTTCAATCTATAATCACTTTTATGAACTTGAGCGTTGGGAACTGTTTGACGGTCCCGAAGGTGCAGAGTTTATTGATAATCTACAGAAGCTAGGCTTTGATGGGGCAATCATTAACGAAGCTATTCCAAACGATAGTAACGCTAAGTCAGGTCAAGTCTGGGTAGCATTTAACCCTAGTCAGGTCAAGTCAGTTTACAATCGCGGATCATTCTCTCCTGATGATCCTAGGCTAACTAAAGAAAGCGGTTGACATATGCCCAAAACTATTGTAGTGTGAGAATATGAGCAAGACATTTAACACTGCAATAGAAGCTAGGGATATCATTAGTGACCTGCGCATTCAATTGAAGCGTCTTCCATACAATCCTGACCTACTAAAACTTTGCAACAACATCGGTGAAATGAATTCTACTCTCAGCCGACTTGAGGTTGAAGCTAGGCAGACTCACCGAGACCATAAGCTTGATGCACATAAGGAAGACATGCTCAAGGCTATCAAACACCTTGAAAATCTCATCCTTATGGCAAAACTCATGGCATAAAAAAATATCCACTAAGGCAAAAAAGTGGTTGACAATACCCTCATAATGTCGTATAACAAGATATAGAGAGCAAGAAAGAAGCAACTCTCTAATTTGTTCAAACTAAGGAGCTTAAAATATGTCTCAGATTTCAGATAATCTCACTATCACTTCAATTCAGGCCCGCAAGGCTATTCTTACTGCGTTTAAGGTCAAGCGTCCAGTCTTCTTGTGGGGCCCTCCGGGTATCGGCAAGTCCGAATGCGTTCAGGAAATCACTGATGAACTCGGTGGTTACATGGTCGATTTGCGTATGGCGCAGATGGAACCGACTGACATTCGCGGTATCCCTTACTTCAATAAAGAAATCGGCAAGATGGATTGGGCCGAGCCTGTCGATCTTCCTAGCGAAGAACTCGCTGCACAGTACCCGATCGTTGTTCTCTTCCTTGACGAAATGAACTCAGCTCCGCCCTCTGTTCAGGCTGCTGGTTATCAGCTTATTCTGAACCGTCGTGTTGGTAAGTATAAGCTGCCTGATAACGTTGTTATCGTTGCTGCTGGTAACCGTGACAGCGATAAGGGCGTCACGTATCGTATGCCGATGCCGCTTGCTAACCGTTTCGTTCACCTTGAAATGCGCCCTGACTTCAACTCTTGGCAGATTTGGGCTGTTAACAAGGGCATTCACAAGGATGTTGTTGGTTATCTCTCGTTCGCTAAGCAGGACATGTATGACTTTGACGCTAAGGCTTCGTCTCGTGCATTCGCTACCCCGCGTTCGTGGGTGTTCGTGAGCGATTTGCTTGCTGATGAAGACAACGTTGATAACGATACGTTGTTCAATCTTGTTGCTGGTGCTGTCGGTGACGGTCTTGCTACTAAGTTTATGGCGCATCGTCGTGTTGCTGGTCAGATGCCGAACCCTGCTGATATTCTTGACGGTAAGGTCAAGGAACTTAAGGTCAAGGAAATCTCTGCAATGTATTCGTTGACGATTTCTATGTGCTACGAACTTAAGGAAGCACTTGACAACAAGCGTGTTGACACTAAGCAGTTCCACGTGATGGCTGATAACTTCTTCGAATATATCATGAAGAACTTTGAGACTGAATTGGTTGTGATGGGTGCTAAGATTGCTCTTAAGACCTACAAGCTGCCGATTGAGCCCTCGCAGCTTTCTAACTTTGACGAGTTCCATAAGAAGTACGGCAAGTACATCGTGGAAGCTGGTAACTAAGCCAGCAAGCTCCTGGGGAGAGGTTAGAGACAGCCTCTCCCCATTCTTTTTATTGTCTCTCTTTGAAAGGACCTTCTATGTCCAAAGTTACCTTCACGTATAACACAGAGCAACAGCATCTTCGTAATTGCCAGCTCCGCATCAACGGACTCACTACTGATATCAATCGTGGTATGCCCTATCATGTAGAACGTGAGCGTATGCTTGCTGCTCGTGCTGATATCCTTACTCGCATTTCTGAAACTGATTTAGCAGCAATGGAAGCGCATGAAAACCGCGTATTGACCGTAGCAGAAAAAGCAGCCGAAGCTAAGGCACTAGTTGAAGCAATGTCTGCAAATCGTGAAAAATCTTCGATTTAACGGTTGACATTACCCCTAAAGTTTGTTATAGTTAGACATAATCAATCGAAGGAGTTTTTATGAGCGATGTAATTCCCGGCACTGCAACGAAGCCTAAGAAGGGCAAGCGTACCCGCAGTAAGAAGTTTGAAAATCTGATTGGTCCTACTGATCCTAAGATTGACCACGAAGCCCGTGAGCGTTTGATTACTGCTCGTATCGGTCTCCTACTCCGTCAAAGCTTTTTCGGTAATCTTGCTACTCGTATGCAGCTTGTAAATGCTGATGAGTGGTGCTCTACTGCTGCTACTGACGGTCTGCGTTTCTACTACAACAGCCGCTTTATTAAGATGCTTCGCACTAAGGAAGTTGAATTCCTAGTCGGTCACGAGGTCCTTCACGTTGTCTATGATCACCTTGGTCGTCGTGACAGTCGTGACCCTGAAATCTGGAACATTGCTAACGACTATGCAGTTAATGCTGACCTCAAGCGTCACAAAGTTGGTGAAATGATTACCACTGTTCCTGCTCTTTATGAGAGCAAGTATGACGGTCTTGCTTCGGAAGTTATATATGATGACCTTATGAAGAATGTCAAGTATATTGACATTGACGAACTCCTTGACAAGATGCTTGACGATCACCTTGAAGATGAAAATCAGGGTTCAGGTGATGGTGACGAAGATGGCGAAGGCAATGGTCAAAAGGGTAATGGCAAGCGTCCGCGGATGAGTCCTGAGGAGCGTGAACAAGCCCGTCAGGAAATGAAGCAGGCTATTCTCAATGCCGCACAGACTGCCGAAGCTGGTACTATCCCGTTGGGCGTTGAGCGTCTTATCAAGCAGCTTACTGACCCTGTCATGCCTTGGCGCGAACTTATCCAGACTAATCTGACCTCTGCTATCAAGTCTGATTACACTTGGATGCGCCCTTCTCGTCGTTCTTGGCACATGGATGCTGTCATGCCTGGTATGAATCCTGGTGAAGAAATTGACGTTGATATCTATATTGACATGTCAGGTTCTATCAGCAACAAGCAGGGTATGCAGTTCCTTAGTGAAGTTGGTGGCATGATGGAAGCATTTGATGGTTACTCGCTTCGTGTCACTTGCTTTGATACTAAGTGCTACAATACGCAGGAGTATACTAGCGAGAACATGGAGAACATTGAGGAGTATCAGCTTCACGGTGGTGGTGGCACCGACTTTGACAGCATTTTTGATGACCTCAAGGAAGCTGGTCGTGTTCCTAATCGCTTGATTGTCTTCACTGATGGTTATCCTTGCGGTAGCTGGGGCGACAGTGAATACTGTGATACGACTTGGATCATTCACGGTGACCCGAATCCGAACCCTCCCTTCGGTGCGTATGCTATCTATGACGATCACAAGAAGTAATACGATAGCAAGCGTGGGGGCTATGATATACGAGTCCCCAGACGGTGGAAAGACGGTCTACGCAAGAGAGCGTGGATCGTCTAACCGCGTTTTAATTCGCACAGATGATGCAGTAGAGGAAACTAAAAAGCTTCTTAATAGACAAAAACGTTTAATGAAAATAGTTGAACTAGCAGAGACATTTCCTGCATTAAACGATCAGCTAAAGAAGCTTGAAGAAATATATTTGTTGGTAAAAAATGAAGACGATTGAAGATATTAATCTACACACATGGTTTATGGACCGTGAACTAGAATTTGTACCATCACATTTTGTAACTTCGAACACTAAGTTGACTGACGATTCCAAAATTTGGATTCTAGAAAAACTGACTGGTAGATTTGCAATCACTAGCAGTGAAGGATTTTTTGGTTCCATGACTCCTGCGTTTGAAGACCCTAAGGAAGCGTTGTTCTACGAACTAACGTGGGGATGAAATCTATACGAATCAGTTCTGGCACAGCAACGACCCCGCAGGAAGTGTTGAAATGGCTTGACGCCAATATTGGTAAATCCAATTACAGAAACACTACTGGTATTGTGGGTACAGAGTACATTGGACAAGGTTGGTCTGCTCATTGGCATCATTACGGACATTATGGTTGGTTCCTAGATGTAAAATTCAATGACCCAAAAGATGCTGCATTCTTTACATTGCGTTGGAAATAAAAATATTCTCCGAAGAATTTAGCAATTAAATACTAGTGCGAATTTACAAGGAGAACGCAAAAATGGCATTCTTAAGACATGTCGGAAAACACGGCGACCGCAAAGTTGCAGTCGTATTTCGTGAAGTTCCGAACGAGCCACACATGTGTTTGGTAGTTTATACCGAAACACTCAATAGAACTGTACATGACCCATTGGTAAAATGTATCGAAAGCGATATCGGTCAAAACAGTAACAATTTAGCGGATGCATTAAACCGCACTCATACAACCGATGGCATCATCATTCTACAGAAGCTTCACGCTGAAGGTCAGTTGAAGAAGGTTCAAACAGAACAGATTGTCATGACCCCAGCCCCAAACACTAGAATTAAGTTGGCTGAACTTAACAAAATTCTTGACGAAATGGAAAAGGGTGAAGCAGCCGTAAAGAAGCTTGCTGAAATGGACAGTCAGATGGGTATGCAAGATCCTATGCAGGTTGCAAGACGTATGCGCGGTGACAAGGATGCATTTAATTCGGACACTATGCCATCAGCACCAAGTGGCCTTCAGGCAAGCGGCGATGCTTTAGGCGATACTGCACTTGCAGATAGTCTCCGTGAGCAGGCAACACGCATGAGCAACGAAGCCAAAGGCCTGCTTGCAGAAGCACAGCGGTTGATTGATCAGGCACAAGGACTCGATCCTGTTAAAGTTACTACTGCTAAGAAAACAGCAAAAGTAGTAGCTCCAGGCACCACAGCAGCTAAGACTAGAGGTAGACCAAAGCGGGTTACAGCAACAGTATAAGGTGTTATTGAATGTCACCCGAATTTATTGAAAAATGGGAAAAGTTATTAGAAGATGTTGACAAGCAACAAATTCCAATGGAGTTCATTAAAAAAATCACATTGAAATTAAAGGGCAGAAAACAACACTCAATTAATGTTGAAAAATTGTTAGTTCAGGGACTTTATCCAGACGAAATTGAAGATTCAATTAGTGAAAAGCTTGTTGAATATGATGACATTGTTGTTGGGATTGAATTTATTCTTAATGTAGCAAGTATTGCAGATGCAGTACAACCTGAAACTGATAGGATACTGAATGGATTATGAAATTAATATTAGCATGTGACCCAAACGGGGGTATAGGCTATCAAAACACATTGCCCTGGAGTAACATCCAGGGCGATTTGCCAAGATTTAAGCGTCTCACTGAAGGACAATTGGTGGTTATGGGCCGCAACACTTGGGACAGCCTACCAAAGAAACCTCTACCCAATCGCATTAACATTGTCGTTACTTCTAGACCTTTTGTGCAACACGGTGTAGCTACTATCAACAAACTACTCAACTACCCTGATTCGTATTGGTTGATCGGCGGAGCAAAATTGATTGAGCAAGCTTGGCCGTACATCAACGAAATCCATTTGACAAGGGTATATGACCATTACGCTTGCGATACCTTCATAGATTTGCTATACGTAGAACATAACTATGTAAGGACCTACAGCGAAATGTTTCCTGACCATACATATGAGATTTGGAAAAGAAAATGAAGCAATATCACGATTTACTTGAAGACATACTAAATAATGGTGAAGTCAAGGACGATAGAACAGGCGTAGGCACTATCAGCGTCTTTGGTCGTCAATTACGATTTGACTTGACAGCAGGTTTCCCTGCTGTAACAACTAAGAAGTTAGCATGGAAATCAGTAGTCAGTGAACTATTGTGGTTTATAGAAGGGAGCGGAGATGAGAGAAGACTTGCAGAAATTTTACACGGATCCAGAGATATTGAACGTAGCACGATATGGACAGGAAACGCTCAAGCAGCTTATTGGAAGCCAAAAGCGAGATATGACGGGGATTTGGGACGAGTATATGGTGTACAGTGGAGAGACTGGCGAGGAGTTGACCAGCTCTCAAATCTAATTGAGGGTATCAAGAAGGACCCTAACGGTCGTAGACATATTCTTACTGCTTGGAATGTAGACGAACTTGATCAGATGGCATTGCCGCCCTGCCACGTTCTCGCACAGTTTTATGTAAGCAACGGCAAACTAAGCTGCCACATGTATCAGCGCAGTGTCGATGTATTCCTTGGCCTCCCCTTCAACATCGCTAGCTATGCGTTGCTTACTCATATGATTGCACAAGTTTGTGACCTTAAGGTAGGTGAACTTGTCATTTCAACCGGCGACACTCATATCTATAGCAATCATATTGAACAAGTTAAAGAGCAGTTGAGCAGAGAAGAATACCCATTACCTATCCTTTTTCTTGATCCTAAGATAAAAAACATTGACAAATTCTTAATGGATGATATACTGTTATTTGACTATCAGAGTCATGGAACTATTAAGGCTGATATGGCAGTATGAAAACAATCGTTGCTCACCGCTTCTCCGTCGGAGACGTTGAAGATCCTGATATCTATGCTGCTGAACCTCTTTGGGAATGGCAGAATAGTGAAGCAGGTAAGTGGGCAATGGAAAACTGTGCCGAGACTCCCAGTTGGCATCGTGATATAGACCACGCATACCATGGATATAGTTACCAAGTAAGAATTACCTTAACCCCTAAGCAACTTGTATATTGGAAGCTGAAATATGACTAATAAAGAACAACGGCGTTTGCAACTTATCAATGACATGTGCCTGACTTTTAGGCATGATTATGGAATCACAATTAGTGAAGATGATCGTATGTACACGCTTAATTCAGGAATGACAGAATTGGAACGAAAAGGATTTTTCGACACCATGACACAGGTTTTTGACCATCATATTGAACCTATTCTACAAGAGCGTGATGGTTTGATAAACGGCGACATGGTCCCTCTACCTAAAAGTGAACAACAAGCCAAAGCTATGATTCTACTAGCAGAACATTATTTGAAAAACAGATGAATATTCTAGTAACAGGCGGCGTTGGATTTATTGGGCATAATGTAGTTTCTAGATTAGAAGACTTAGGTCACGATGTTCTAATCATTGACAATATGACCAACTATGGCATCATCCCAGAAGATGAAATCAATTATCTTTACGGAGAGCGCACCAAAAAGATTTACTCAGTGTGTTATCCATATGATATTGAAAATGCTATTCCAATCGACCGCACGTTTGATAGTTTTAAGCCTGATATTGTTATTCATTTAGCAAGTTTCCCCCGTCAGAAGGTAGTGAACAGCAACCCATCATTCGGCGCCCGAGTAATGATAGAGGGACTGTTGAATCTTTGCGAAGCAGCAAAGCGTAATAATGTTGCGAAGTTTGTTTACGTTAGTTCCAGCATGGTCTACGGTGACTTTGCTGATGATGTAACAGAGGATGCTGAGTGTAAGACTCAGGGCATGTACGGTATTATGAAACTAGCCGGCGAAGAGCTAGTGAAAGATTATCATGACAGAGGAGCGTTTGATTATACTGTCATTCGTCCTAGCGCAGTATATGGGCCCTGTGATGTTGAAGACCGTGTTGTCTCAAAGTTTCTTCTAGCAGCATTACGTGATGAAACTATCATGGTAAATGGTCCGGAAGAAACGCTAGACTTTTCGTATGTTGACGATGTAGCCGACGGCATCGTAGCAGCTACATTGTCGCACGATACAGCCAACAAGTGCTATAACGTCACGAGAGGAGCTTCTAGGACACTGTTAGAAGCAGCAGAACTAGCAGTTAAGATCGCTGGTAAAGGCACAATTCAAGTCAGGGATAGAGATTTAACCTTCCCTAGTAGAGGTGCATTGAACATTGATGCTGCTAGACAAGACTTTGGATTTGACCCTAAGGTTGATATAGAAGAAGGATTCCTAAGGTACTATGAGTATCTTTGCAGTTCTCCATTTTGGAAGGATAAAATTAAATGAGTGATTTAGAAACTGCTTTAAAAACGCATGATTGGACTTTAGCTGGATACAAATCCAGAGTTAATGTAGACAAGTTGATGAAAGAAAATCCTGAACAATCATCGGCGCTATGGGAACAATATTGTCCGTGGTCTGATACTAACGGCGGATTACTTGAATGGTGGGCAAAAAATGATAATTCCGCATTTCGGCCTAAAAAGACAGTATAACAACCTTCAAGATGAGTTGCTAGATGCGACCCATGATGCCTTAAAGGAAGGGGTGCTGATTAATGGCCCCTTTACCGCGGAAATTGAATCTTGGTTATGTGACTACACTGGTTGCAAGTTTGCTACGGTACTCCATAGCGGAACACAGGCATTAGAAATGATTGCAGGATATCACTTTGATTTAAGTTTTTTAGCCGGTAACGATGAAGCTCCTCGTATACGCATTCCTAATTTGACTTTTCCAGCTACGCTAAACGCCTTCTATAGCAATGGCTGGGACGTTGAACTAGTTGACACCGACAGTAACGGGTTAATTAAGTTTGATGATGACTATGAAGATGGTTTTGATGTGTTCACTTGCTTTGTGGGATTATACGGTGCTAATACAAATCGTAACTTTTATTCTAACACTATCGTAGATGGCGCACAGCATTGGCTAGCTGCCCGCCCAAACCAATTTGGCGATGGTATGGCGATTAGCTTTGACCCTACTAAAAATCTTCCAGCTAGCGGTAATGGCGGAGCTATTGTGACAAATGACCAAGCATTGTATGATTGGGTAAATGTCCTAAAGAATAACGGAAAGTCAGAACACTATTATCCCGGTACAAACAGTAAGATGAGTGAATTAGAGTGTGCCCACTTGCTCGTGAGGACTCGGTATATTGGAGAGTGGCAAGATCGCCGAGAACAGATTAGAAAATATTATTTAAACCGCTTTTTTGACATGCCGTTTAAGTGTCTCAGTAAATCCTTTGAAAATCACGCGGATCAAAAATTCGTCATCTATACGCAATCCCGCAATGAACTACACAATTATTTGCATGATAATAAAATTGAATCTAAGATACATTATCCATATGTTCTTAGTGAGTTACCTATAGCCAAAGACATAATAAAAAAGCCTGATTTACTTAGCACTAGCATGGCGCTATCAAGAGGGGTACTAAGTCTTCCTATCTATCCTGAATTAACTGATAGTGAAGTAGAGGCAGTTGCAGATGCGGTTTGTAAGTTTTTTGATAAATAATACGTTATGAACATTTACTGGATACTCACACTTCTCCCTGTATGGATCATTCACACTGTATTAGGTGCTGGTGTATTAGGTCTATTGATTGCATTCTTTGTGCAACGCATCCCCTTCATCAAGACATACGGTTACTTAATTAAGATTGTATCATCAATCTTACTAGTATTAGGACTATTCCTTCAGGGCGCATTAGCATATAAAGAAAGCACTGCACTAGCAGTAGCTAAACTTGAAGCTAAGTTAGCTAAAGCCGAAGCAAAATCTGCACAAACAAATACGGTAATTGTAGAAAAGATTGTCAAGGATACCGAAGTGATTCGCACTAAAGGCAAGACTATCACTGAATATGTTGACCGTGAAGTTATCAAGTACGAAAACAAATGCCCACTTCCTTCTGAGGTCATCCGCGCACACAATGCTGCTGCTACGATGGACACTAGCAAACTTGAAGGAGCCAAGAAGTGAAGAAATTAATGATTCTTCCTCTTGTTCTACTATCAGGATGTGCTATTACAGCAGTTCCAGTTGCCCCTAAGTTTCCGGAAGCTCCTGCAACATTACAAGAAAAATGTGCTGACTTAAAAGAAGTTGCTGAAGGTGCCTCACTTACGGAATTCACTAAAATAGTAGTGGAAAACTACATTCTATATCACGAATGCAAAGTCAAAGTTGAAGGCTGGAACGAGTGGTATACTAAGCAAAAAGCTATTTTTGAAGAAGCTACCAAAAAGTAATCCGGTCTACCGTTTGATAAATACTAGATAACAACGGAAGATTGATATGGCAACTCAAGAAATTATTAACATTGGTACACTACCTAACGATGGCGAGGGCGATCCGCTAAGAGTAGCGTTTGGTAAGATCAATAATAACTTCGCTAACCTTTTCCCTACCGCAATCAACACTAGTAGCTCCTATTCAGTTGGAGACGCTCCTGGACAATTGATATTTGAAACTGATGCTAACACATTTACCCTAGGTCAATTTTATGTATATGCGGCTGACCCTACTGGTAATAATAGCCAAAGTATGCAATTAAACGCACAAATTAATCAAGATTTAGATGATGCAAAGTTTAGTGCAGTAGGTACCTCAGTATTCGGAAATGCATTGACTAGATACAGTATGCAGGTAGTGGGAGGTAATGTGCAATTGCTTGCAGACCCAATACAAGACACGACTATCTTTCACTTTATCGGTTCTCAGATTATTTGGACCGGCGCCAATGTTGCCGGCTTACTACTAGGAATAGACGGCTACGTTGACTCAGTTATTTCTACTGAGAATGATTTGAACGTTGAAACTGAACAGTCATTCTAATGAGAGCGCACGAATTTATAACAGAATCGGTTACTGATGGTTTAAGTGTTGCATCTTATGCATTACCAAATACCTATGTTATTCCTGAATTGAAGAATAATGACTTCTATGAACTGTATAGATTCGGAGTAGCAATTGCAGATGTTCGCGGAACAAGTGGCCCTGATGACGGTGTTCAAAATGAGTTCAAGCATGATTTTAAAGCGGAAAGTGCATGGGGCGAGAATCAGGTAGTATCTTCTGAATTTGATGCTGATATTGGACAGGTTATTGACCAAGCACTAAAGAAAGTAGGCAAAGGTGGCAAAAAATCAGTAAGTACGCCAGGTAGCGATGAGATACCAAACACCGGTACACAATCCACTCTTAAACCCTTTAAAGGCTACAAAAGATGAGAGCGCACGAGTTTATTACTGAAAGCGGTAAGGGAAAAGTATCTGCTCGCCAGCAGCAATCTACTGTTGGATTAAACGTTTTTGCAATAAGCCAATATGACCGTACATATGACTTGAACAGAGTTATGATGGCAGTTGCCTCAACTGACGGAAAAACTATTCCTGATTTAAGTAGTGAGAGCTGGGTAGGTAAAAACAACACTGCTCACCCGTATACTGAGGTAGAGCAGGATATGTTAAAGATAGCATATAAAGCAGCAGGTATCCCCTTTAAAGATTTGAACAAGGGTGATTTGGATAGTGAAGAACTAGACTCTACACAAGACCAAAGTCCTATTAAGCCCTTCAAGGGATATAAGAAATGAGGGCTAGTGAGTTCATAAACGAGTCTAAGGGCAAAGTTCCAAAAAGACATAACAAAGCCCAACCTGGCGCTTACAAGTTTAAAGATGACGGCACTGACAGAACCTATCACTTAAATCAAATCATGAAAGCAGTAGCTATGGCAGATGGTTCATCTACTAAGGCACTTAAAATGGATGATGAAAGCTTTGCTGGCAAAAACAACCTAGCTTATCCATATAGTGAACTAGAACATAATATGATGCAGCAGGCCTTCAATACAGTATCTCCTACACAAGCTAAACACATGATTAAGGGTAGAGATAGTAGCGAATTAGATAGTGTCAACAAAACTAGCCCGGTTGCGACTAGACCAAAAGATCACAGAAAAAAATAATTACTATCAAATCACCGCATAAGTAATTTCATGAACAATTTAATCGACATCAACAACACCCTCGACCTCATCAAGCTCAAGTTCTATAACGAATGGCTTTACACTGCTCACATCTATGATGAAGGTGACAGTAAATTTCACCAAACATTGACTAAGCAGGTAGTAGAAACTTACGTTGACCCACTTGATTTGCCTAAGGATGCGCACATCCTTGATTTAGGAAGCGGACCAGGCTACTTTCTTGACGAAATGAAAGAGCGTGAATATACTAACGTTACTGGAGTAACATTAAGCCCCGGTGATGTTGCTATCTGTGAGGCAAAAGGCCATACTATTAAAAAGTATGACTTAAGTTTCTTGCCTCAGAAAGACGGATACTATGATGAATCAGTAGACTTCATTTTCTTGCGTCACGCACTAGAGCATAGCCCGTATCCTATCTTTTCGTTAATGGAATATAATCGTATTCTTAAGCAAGGTTCAAAAATTTATATTGAAGTTCCTGCTCCCGATAGTGATAGAAAGCATGAATATAATCTAAATCACTATAGTATTTTTGGAGCAAACCAATTGGCTGCGTTGCTACAGCGTACTGGATTTAATATTGATCAGTTTAATAATCTTGAATTTGATTTAAATATCCCGAACCCTGAAGACCCTGAAAACCCAACCAAAGCTAGCGAAAAATACTACTGTATTGTTGCTACTAAAGCAAGACCACTAGATATCAAGTAAAAAACACTCCCACTACATAGTGGGAGTATTTTTATAAATATTACTATGGCAAATACACCCACTCTTATTAAAGATCCTTACAAGAAGACGGTCTTCAAGAATCAAAAAGAACTTGATGACTTTATGAAGTGTTGTGATCCGGAAACGGGTTATCTTTATTTTATGGATAACTTCTTTATCATTCAGCACCCTACTAAGGGTAGTATGAACTATCACCCTTGGGAGTTCCAAGAACGATTAATTGATACATACCATCGCTATCGTTTCTCTATCTCATTGATGCCTAGACAGTCCGGTAAGTCAACGTCAGCCGCAGGGTATTTGCTTTGGTATGCGATGTTTGTCCCCGACTCTACTATTCTAATTGCAGCACACAAGTACACCGGTGCACAAGAAATTATGCAGCGTATACGATATGCGTATGAAAATTGTCCAGATCACATAAAAGCTGGCGTAACCACGTACAACAAGGGTTCGCTAGACTTTGAGAACGGATCACGCATTGTGTCTGCTACTACGACTGAAAACACAGGTCGTGGTATGTCTATTACATTACTGTATCTTGACGAATTTGCCTTCGTTCGTCCCTCAATCGCACAAGAGTTTTGGACTTCTATTACTCCTACTCTATCAACTGGTGGTAAGGCCATCATCACTTCAACCCCAAACAGTGATGAAGACCAATTCGCTCTTATTTGGAAGGGTGCAAACAAGACAGAAGATGAGTTTGGCAACACAACTGAGTTAGGTGTTAACGGCTTTAGAGCGTTTAGAGCATACTGGACTGAACAACCAGGCCGTGACCAAAAATGGGCTGATGAAATGAAAGCTCAACTCGGTGATGACAGATTCAATCGTGAAATCGGTTGCGAATTCATCATTGCAGACGAAACCCTAATCAATCCAAACACATTGATTATGCTTGAGGGCATTGAACCTAATAATAGAATGGGACAAGTACGCTGGTACAAACTACCTGAAAAGGGCAAACTATACGTAGTTGCTCTCGACCCATCATTAGGTACAGGTGGCGACCCTGCTGCTATTCAAATCTTTGAAGCAAGTACGACTACACAAATCGGTGAGTGGAAACACAATAAGACTGATATTCCTAGTCAAATCAAACTACTAGCTGAGATTTGTAAGTATATCTCAGAAAAGACTAATGAACCAAACAACATTTACTACTCTATTGAGAACAATGGCATTGGGCAAGCAGCAATTGTATCGTTAAACGAGTACGGTGAATCAAATATAACAGGTATTTTCATAAGTGAAGCAGGTAAAGGTAAACGAGGATTCACTACCACCAATAAACCTAAACTTGCTGCTTGCGCTAAGTTCAAAACCTTACTAGAATCAAAGAAACTAACAATACATAGTCGTTCACTGATAAGTGAATTGAAGGCATTTGTCGCATCCGGTGGAAGTTATGCTGCTAAGATTGGCGACACTGATGACTTAGTTATGTCATCTTTACTAGCAGTGCGTATGATGACGCAATTAGCAAGCTATCACGGTGATCTTGAAAGCTATATTAGGGACCACGATGAGATGATTGAACCACTTCCCTTCTTTGCTATATTGGGCTAGTACGGGATAAATATACATATGGCTCAAGATACAGAAAACTTTAACAAAGAATTATACAACCTTTTAAAAGTGAGAGGGTATGAACCTGTTCCGCTAGACAGCAAAAATCAACGTGTTCCTGCTAGTCAAGCAGCAGATGTTATACAATTTACTTTCATTAAAGACGGTGAAGACTATGGTAAAGTTTGGTTAACAATTGATGAAGCAAAAAACGTCATTGTGTATTACGATGAAGAACAACAAAAAAGCCCCAGCGGTAAAACACCCGGTGTAGAATATGATGATAGTTGGACAGGCTTCCTAAAGCATGTCAAGAACTGGGCACAAAGACGCCAGCTAAGCTTTGAATTGCTAAACAAAGACAGATTGAGCGATGACATGAGACAACGGGATTATTACAAGATGAAAGAAAGAGTAGCTGAAGGTTATTACCCAATGGGCAAGAAAGCGTCATATAATGATGCAGTTCCTAATGTAAAGATTGTTTTACAACACAACCGCGCACTTGAAGAAGGTGAACAGCGTTATCGCAATGTAGCTAAAATCTATCTTGAAAACGTCGATGGCGAAAGATTCCTAGCTCCAACTAATCGCCCCGGCATTGCTCGTGTATATGCTCGTCATATTGCAGAAGGCGGCGTGCCCAATGATGATCGTTGGAACCACATCAAGTCAATCTGCGAAGATTACACTAAGATGGCTGGCTTTGTTCGTGCTACACGTAATGGACAATTCAACGAATCAGCACAAGAACTTGTAACTGAAGGCATCAATCACTATAACGGTCTTCGTGAAACACTAAGCAAGATGACCGGACATCGCGGTTATCAAGCATACTTTGAATCATGGACACCGGCTCTCATGGAAAATGAAGGCGACGAATCCATCAACGAACTATTCGTGCAGGAAACAATGGATCCTCGTATTGAATCAGCTATGCCAATTCTTTCACGCCTTCGTAAGCCAGTTGCTGAAATGAGCGAAGTAGATACTCTTGCTGAGTGGGCTGACACTATCATTAGCGAAAAGCTAGACATGGATTCTACTACAAAGACTATGGCAGTTCCTGCTGATGAAATGTTAGATGAAGCTCCTGGCGCAGAAACATTGTCGCATAATCAATCAACTGAAAAGTCAAACTTAAAAGCATTTGATCTTGAAGAAGGTGATGTTATCCCGTTCAAGAAAAAGAAGCAAGACGATGATGATGATGATAGCTGGATTCCATCAATTGAAGACTTTGAGCAGGAAGAAGCAATCCGCAATCGCAATCGTGAGTATCAAAAACGCAAACGCACCCCTGCAAATGATGTCAACGAAATGGATAAGAGTCCAGAAGCTAACCCATATAGTGGTCAGGGGCATCGCAAGGGCGATGACCATGCAGGTAAGCCACAACACACTGCTAAAATCATAGCTGCTAAACAGGCAGTTAAGATGGCTAGAAAGGCTCTTGACAAAGCATTCAAGGGCGATGTTGACGAAAACTTCATCAGCATGGCACCTCAAGCAGTAGCAGAAGAAGAAGTTGAAGAAGGCTTAGACGCAAACCAAAAGCGTGTAGGTCAGCTTGGACCTACAGAAAAAGTTAAGAACAACAACATTGGCAAGCTAGTCGGCGCCAGCGAATCAACAGAGATTGATCCGGCACTGGCTCGTATCATGGAAATGGCCAGATTCAAAAGATAATTATATTTTGGGTACATAGTGTAAAATATTATTATATTATGCACCCAAATAGGTTGTAAATACATTGCACATGAGTTATAACATAACTTGTGTGTAGTTATCTCCGATAACGAAACATAAAAACACTTACAAAGCTCAACTTAGGCACATTTTAAAAGGAGATTATACAATGGCAAGTCTAGCAGAAATCCGGGCACGTTTAGCAGCCCAAGAAAACAAGGGCCAAAATAACGGCGCCCGCACACAATCAGATAACGCAATCTATCCCCACTGGAATATCAGCGAAGGTGCTACTGCAACCATTCGCTTTCTTCCAGACGCTAACCCTAACAACGAATGGGGCTTCTGGGTAGAACGTCAGGTCATCAAGCTTCCGTTCAACGGCATTAAGGGTGATCCAAATGCAAAGCAAATTACTGTACAAGTTCCTTGCGTAGAAATGTATGGCGATAACTGCCCCGTTCTTGCAGAAGTTCGTCCTTGGTACAAGGATGATACTCTTAAGGAACTCGCTAACAAGTATTGGAAGAAGCGTTCTTATCTCTATCAGGGTTTTGTTCGCACTAACCCGCTCGGTGATGATCAGACTCCAGCTAACCCAATTCGTCGCTTCATCATCAGTCCACAGATTCAAACTATCATTAAGGCATCTTTGATGGATCCTGAAATGGAATACTTGCCGACTGATTACACTAACGGTTTGGACTTCAACGTCAAGAAGACTTCAAAGGGCGGATACGCTGACTACTCAACTTCTAATTGGGCCCGTAAGGAATCCCCGTTGACGGAAGCTGAATTGGCAGCTATTGAAGCTCATGGTACGTATAATCTTGCTGACTTCTTGCCAAAGAAGCCAAGCGAAGCAGAACTTCGTATCATTAAGGAAATGTTTGAAGCATCTGTTGATGGTCGTCCTTATGATAATGATAAATGGGGTGCATACTATCGTCCGTATGGTCTTGCAGCTCCTGAGGGTGCAGCAGCACAACATACCGAGTCTGCTGAAACCAGCTCTCCTGTTGCACCCAAGATAGTTGACTATGAACCAAGTCACGGTGCCCATTCACAGCCGGTATCAAACGATGTTCCTTGGAATGAAGATGAAACTCCTGCTGCAAGCGATGCTGTTGTACTTCCGAAGTCCGATACATCAGGCGACAAGGCTCAGGACATTCTTGCAATGATCCGCGCCCGTCAGTCTAAGTAATTGCTTAGTTTGGGGAGGCAATGCCTCCCCATTTGACAGGAGGTTTATATGACATTACCAGATGAAAGATATAGAGCCTTGAAGCAAAGTAGAAAGCTTTTAGAAGAACTTTGCGACCCTGGCAAAACACCGAGAGTACCAAGCATCATTCGTGATCGTGCTAGAACTATTCTTCGTCATTATCCACACGATATTGATATGGATCGATTGGCCGAAAACAATCCCGAAATGCTTGAAAAAAACTTACCCGGTGATAAATTAAAACAAATTGTAAGATAGGAATAAAAATTGGCAAAACCATTTGATATTAGTAAGTTCCGCAAGGACATCACCAAGGCTATTGACGGCCTTAGTATCGGATTTAATGATCCGACAGATTGGATTAGCACAGGCAACTATGCACTCAACTACCGAATTAGCGGTGATTTTAATAAAGGTATTCCGCTCGGCAAGGTTACAGTATTTGCCGGCGAGTCAGGTGCAGGTAAATCCTACATCTGCTCAGGAAATATTGTAAAACATGCCCAGCAACAGGGCATCTATGTTGTACTAATCGACAGCGAAAACGCACTTGATGAATCATGGCTTCACGCTTTGGGTGTTGACACTGGCGAAGACAAGCTCCTCAAGATGAACATGGCAATGATTGATGACGTTGCTAAGACTATCTCTGACTTCATGAAGGGCTACAAGGCCATGAATGATGAAGACAAGCCTAAGGTTCTATTCGTCATTGACTCACTTGGCATGTTGCTCACTCCGACTGATGTTAATCAGTTCGAAGCAGGTGATATGAAGGGTGATATGGGTCGTAAGCCTAAGGCACTGACTTCACTCGTTCGTAACTGCGTTAATATGTTTGGTTCAAATAACGTTGGTCTTGTTGCAACTAATCACACTTATGCATCACAAGATATGTTTGACCCTGATGATAAGATCTCAGGTGGTCAAGGCTTCATCTATGCATCATCTATTGTTGTTGCAATGAAGAAGCTAAAGCTTAAGGAAGATGAAGACGGTAACAAGGTCAGTCAGGTAAACGGTATTCGTGCTGCTTGTAAGGTCATGAAGACTCGTTACGCAAAGCCTTTTGAATCGGTTCAAGTCAAGATTCCTTATACTACTGGCATGAGTCCTTACTCAGGTCTTACTGATATGTGTGAAGCATTGAAGATGCTCAACAAGGAAGGTAACTCTCTTGTGTATAGCAAGCTTGATGGAACTATCATTAAGAAGTTCCGTAAGGGCTGGGAAGCAAATGACGATGGTTGTCTTGACGCTATCATGGAAGAATTCGAACGTAAGAATTCTAAATTAATTGTTGCGGAAGAAGCAGCAGCAGTAGAAGAGGATGTTGCGGAATGAGCTTATCTCTTATCAATGAAGTTTGGAAGCTATTGAAGCCGAGCATTGAAGCAGGTGATACTGACGGTGCTGCTGAAACTCTAGTCAACTATCTCGTTGAGGAAGAGATTGCTTCTGCACATGAAATTAAGTCAACATTTCGAGGTGACAAGGATATCAAGGCTGCACTTGATTTTTACTTAGAAACTCCGGATTCTGGTCTAGTGCATGAATATGATGATGACCTAGACGAAGATGACTACTACGACGATGACGATAATTATAACGACGATTACGAATGACTTGGTACGGCAAAATCACTCAGGATTTGAGTCACATTCCTGATTTCATTACTCATTATGAGAATGAAATGATTTCCGCAAAAAATGATGTTAAGGTGTACGGTAATGTTGAAAAGAACATTGCCGCACTACCCGGAGTCACGGAGTATCGCTTTAATCAATTACAAGAGATTGAAGCGGTACTCAACTTCCTAAATATTCAGTTACGTAAAATAAAAAGAAACTATTTCAAAAAGTATCTTGAAAATTACAACAGACAACTCACTCCTCGTGATGCTGAAAAGTATGCAGAGGGTGAAGATGATGTTATTGATTTTGAAGTGCTAATCAATGAAGTTGCCTTACTACGCAATAAATGGTTAGGCATACTTAAAGGCATTGACGCAAAACAATGGCAATTAGGACACATTGTTCGTCTACGCACCGCAGGCATGGAAGATGTTACTATTGGGTAACAAGTCTATTGCTTATTTCCAACAACTCATGTAGTGTGAAATAGTAAGGAGAACACGATGAGAAATATGACAGCAATTGCTTGGGATGATTTAGTTGATGCTTCGGAATCCAAAGATACCGAAGTCCGTTATAATTTCACGACAGACCCTTTGCTAATCAGTTGCACTCTTTATCGTTTGATAAAGGAGTCACGAGAAACCGATTCCATATCGTATCTTAATTGGTCTTTAAACGAACACGCTGACAAGATTGTAAATAAAATTACCGATCAGGATCGTGTGTTTGCCGAAACCCTTAAATCATACTATATGTCTAAGTTGCTTATGGCTAAATTGCGCGGCGATGACTTCACTAAGTTTAAAACTGATTTGATGCAGTATCTACACGATTCTCCTAATACTCTCACTTCACGTTTTATTGGTATGGTATATAAACTGCCTTACTTCTACGAATATGATATGAAGCTTGTTGAAATTTTTGGTGGAGAACGCAAAGACCTCGGTCCTGCTAGACACCGTGATAGGGAAGACATTACGCTAACCTTTATTGCTAAAGCCGATAATGGACAGAAGCGTTCTCGTAACTATGAATACTGGTTTAAAGATGACACTGACACTCGCATTCTACTAGAAGTAGAAAAGCACAATCCCGTAAGAAATCTTTGGGAACAGAGCATTCAGGCTGGCAAGTTAAACGTTAATACTCTTTTTGAAAAGAAGCGTAGAGATAACCTAGAATTTTACGTTGCTAGGGCGTGGACTATCAATATCTAAAAGGAGACTATAATGAAGGGTGATAAACTAAAACTGCATATTGCAGAACTAAAGCACAAGCATCATCATTTAGAATTGGAAATAAACAAGCTTGTTTATCTACACGGTGACGAAATGAAAATCCAAGAGTTAAAAAAGCGTAAACTCAAATTAAAGGACGAAATAGAATTACACGAGTCTCAACTTAAAGATATCGGTTGACATACATCCTATAATTTGCTATTGTTAATTATAGATAGAAAAAGGAGCAAAATATGAGAAAAGGTGAATTACTCGGCAAAGTCCTAGTTCTCGCTACTAATGCTCATGCAGGTCAATTTGACAGAGGCGGCAACCCTTACATTCTTCACCCAATCAAGGTGATGCATTATCTCAAGACTGATGATGAAGAATTGCAGTGCATCGCCCTATTGCACGATGTTATTGAAGATACCAAAACTACTTGGCAAGACCTTCAAGATATCGGTTGTACTGCTCGTGTTATAGCAGGTGTACGAGTCCTTACAAAGATGCCCGGACAAACCTACGATGAATACAAGAAAGAGGTCTTCGCTAATTTTGATGCAATGCGAGTGAAGTCTTGTGACCTTCGTCATAATACTGATATCCGTCGTCTTAAGGGTGTCACGCAGAAAGACATTGACCGTATGGCAAAGTACAATCAATTCTATCTTGAAATTCAGTCACGACTGAACGGATAAAAATCGTACCCGAGGTCATTTTTCGGTTGACTTCGGGTACCCATTTTGCTATAGTGAATTATAGAAACAGTACAGAGGAATCAATATGTCTCGCATTCTTATCAAGCAAGGTGAATATCGCAACAACCCTGTTATCAACAGCCAGTTTACTCTCGTAAAGGGTTTCCAGACTACAAAGAAAGGTTCGTTTGTGACTGTCAAGAATGATGGTGTGTTTCCCGTAAACATCGATGAAGTTCGCATCAAGGTATCGGACCTTAATGATGTTGAATTTCTTGATGGTGATGCTGCACCGGTCACGGCTACGGTAGCTGAAACTGACCAAGAAGCAATGGACCGCATCGCTACTCGTTTTGAAATCCTCGATGAAATGTCTGCTGCGTGTATCAAAGGAGATATTCGTGCGATGATCGTTTCGGGTCCTCCGGGCGTTGGTAAGTCGTTCGGTGTTGAACAGCAGCTTGAGAAAGCATCGTTGTTTGACAAGATTGCTAACAAGCGTCAAAAGTATGAAGTTGTCAAGG